TACAGCAGGTTATATCACGTATGGTACCAGATGGTGTTTATTTAGATATGGACGGTTTAGCTGAAGTTGACTTAGGTAATGGTACTAATTATAATCCAGCAGAAGCATTAAATATGTATTTTCAAACTGGTAGTATAGTAGGTAGATCATTAACTCAAGAAGGTGATATGAACGCTGGTAAAGTGCCTATACAAGAATTACAGTCTGGAAGTGGTAATGCTAAAATATCTAGTCTTATACAGACTTATCAATACTATTTACAAATGATAAGAGACGTGACCGGATTAAATGAAGCTAGAGATGGTAGTTTACCAGACCGTAACACACTTGTAGGATTACAGAAACTAGCCGCTAATGCATCAAATGTAGCGACTAGACATATTGTACAGTCTAGTTTGTTTTTGACTCTTAAATTAGCAGAAAATATTAGCTTAAAAATAGCTGATGCTTTAGAGTTTCCTTTAACAAAATCATCGTTACAAAACTCTATTTCTACTTACAATGTTAAAACTTTGAAAGAAGTTGTTAATCTTAATTTACATGACTTCGGTATTTTTTTAGAATTAGAACCAGATGAGGAAGAAAAACAGCAATTAGAAGCAAATATACAAATAGCTTTGCAAGCTAAAAATATTGATGTTGAAGATGCTATAGATTTAAGACAAATTAAAAATCTTAAACTTGCTAATCAAATGCTTAAAATAAAACGTAAGCAAAGACAAAGACAAGAACAAGAAAATCAACAAGCTAATATTCAAGCTCAAAGTCAAGCTCAAGCACAAGCTGCAGAAAAAACAGCTATGGCTGAAGTACAAAAACAACAAGCAATATCTGGTGCTAATGTAGAATATGAAAAAGCTAAAAGCGAGTTTGAAAAAGATCGTATGCAGTTACAAGCTCAGTTAGATCAACAAAAAATGATGCAACAACATAAAAATGATATGGAACTTGCTAAATTACAAGAGCAAGGTGTAACATCAAGAGAACAACAAAGAGAAAAAGCTAAGGATAAAAGAATAAAAATGGAAGGTACTCAACAAAGTAAAATGATTTCTCAAAGAAAAAATGATAGTAATCCAATAAACTTTGAATTAGAAGGTAAACAAACCATGGGTATTCCTAATCCTTAATCATTAATTATTTAATTATATTATATTATGTCAGAAGAAATAAAAACAAATGAACCTGTTAAACAGGAAGGTGACTTTAAATTAAAAAGTAAACCTAAAAAACCAAAACAATTAGGTAATAAAGAACAAGAAATACCAAAGGTTAATATTAAAGAACCTTTAGTAGAAGTTGAACCTGCTGTTAAAAAGGTTGAAATTAAAAAAGAAGACGATGCCATTCAAATCGGAGAAACAAAGGAGGTACCTGTGGGCGAACCATCCGGAGATAGCGCAAAGGTGGGAGAACCTGTACAAGAGTCCAACGAGACTACTGAAGGGTTTTCTCCGATCAAAGAAGTAACTGAAGAAGAAGTAAAACAAGTTGAAGCTGAAATAAAAGAAGCTAAAAGAGACGAGCAAATATTAGGTAAACAATTACCTGAAAACGTTGAAAAACTTGTAAACTTCATGGAAGAAACTGGTGGTACTGTAGAAGATTATGTTAGATTAAACGCTGACTACAGTAAGATAGATGAAACAGCATTGTTAAAAGAATATTACAAAAAAAATAAACCTCATTTAGATTCAGACGATATAAATCTTATTTTAGAAGATTATGAGTGGGACGAAGATGTACATGAGGAAAAAGAAATACGAAAGAAAAAGTTAGCATTTAAAGAAGAGGTTGCTAAAGCTAGAACATATCTAGATGACTTGAAAACAAAATACTATGACGAAATTAAATTACGTCCTGGTGTAACTCAAGAGCAACAAAAAGCTATGGACTTTTTTAATCGTTACAATAAACAGCAAGAACAAGCTGAGCAATTACACACGGAATTTAAAAAACGTACTCAAGAACTATTTGGTGAAAATTTCAAAGGTTTTGATTTTGAAGTCGGAGGTAAGAAGTACAAGTATAATATTCAGAATCGTGATGCAGTTGCAGAGAACCAATCAAACATTGAAAATCTGATAGGGAAGTTCCTAGATGCAGACGGAAATGTAGTAGACCCGAGTGGTTATCATAAAGCAATGTATGCTGCTTCAAACGTAGATAAGATCGCTACACATTTTTATGAGCAAGGCAAAGCCGATGCTGTTAAAGAAGTGGTAAACAAATCTAAAAACTTGTCTGATGTAAAAGCTAGACAAGGTAATACAGGTGAAGTTTTCGTTGGTGGTATGAAAGTTAAATCAATTAGTGGTGCAGACTCTACAAAACTTAGAATAAAAACACGTAAATTTAACTAATTTAAACAATTATTATGGGAACATTAAATCCACAGTTTGGAACAATCTTACCATCACAGGAACAACAATTGTTAAATAGCAACTATTTGCAATTTAATACCGGTGGTGCTAATGACTTTATCCAACAGTATTTACCAGAGGTCTACGAACAAGAAGTAGAGCGTTATGGAAACAGAACGTTATCTGGATTTTTAAGAATGGTCGGTGCAGAAATGCCAATGACCTCAGATCAAGTAATCTGGTCTGAACAAAATAGATTACATATTGCTTATGATGACATCGGTGTAGCTGACGTTGGTGGAGCTTCAACAGCAACAGACTTAACTTTAGGTGCTGCAGCAGGACAAACAATGGTTATGAGCGTTAATGATACAATTGTAGTTTTAGATCCAGCTACTGGACTAGAAGCTAAATGTATTGTTACAGCTGTAACTGATGGTGGACCTGGTGTTGGTTCTGTTGAAGTTGAATGTTTTGATCCAGTTGGTGGTCTTGTTGCAACACAAGGTTTCTCTGCTACTGGTTGTAAAATGTTTGTCTATGGTTCTGCTTATACAAAAGGAACTACAATTGGAGCTGGTGTAGGTAACTCAGCAATTAGACAAAGTGTAGAGCCTTCTTTTACTCAGTTTTCTAATTCTCCAGTTATTATTAGAGATCAGTACGTAGTATCTGGTTCTGATATGGCTCAAATTGGTTGGGTAGAAGTTGCTACAGAAGACGGAGCTTCAGGATACCTATGGTATTTAAAGTCTGAGTCTGAAACAAGACTAAGATTTGAAGATTACCTAGAAATGGTATGTGTTGAAGGTGAATTAAACGCTGGTATTGGTGTAGCAAATTATGGTGCTGCTGAATTACCAAGTACACAAGGTTTATTCTCTGCAATCGAAGAAAGAGGAAATGTTGAAGTAGGATTTGCTGCTGCAACAGGTATTTCTGACTTTGATGAAATTCTTAGAAACTTAGACACTCAAGGTGCGATTGAAGAAAACATGCTTTTCTTACAAAGACAAACTGCTTTAGATTTTGATGATATGCTTGCAGGTATTTCTGCAGGTGGTAACGGTGGTACTGCTTATGGATTATTTGAAAATTCAGAAGAAATGGCACTTAACTTAGGATTCTCAGGATTTAGAAGAGGTTCGTATGACTTTTACAAAACTGATTGGAAATACTTAAACGACGCTTCTACAAGAGGTGGTATCGTTGGTATCAATTCAATCGAAGGTGTATTAATTCCTGCTGGAACTTCTACAGTTTATGATCAAATCTTAGGAACTAACATCAGAAGACCTTTCTTACACGTTAGATATAGAGCTTCTCAAGCTGACGATAGAAGAATGAAGTCTTGGATTACTGGTTCTGCGGGTGGTGCATTTACTTCAACTCTTGATGCAATGGAGGTTAACTTCCTTTCAGAAAGATGTTTAGTAACTCAAGCTGCAAATAACTTTGTATTATTCAAAGGTATTTAAGCATTTTATAAAGGTAAGGGTGCTTCGGCACCCATATACCTTTTAACTATTTAATTATATTATATTATGGCAAAAGAAAAAAAGGCTGCTGTTGAAAAAACAGTAGTAGTTGAAAAAACAAAAAAAGTACCAGAGGTTAAAAAACCTACCTGGGAAGTAAAAGATAGAACTTATTATTTAAAAGGAAGAAAAACTCCTTTAACTTTAACTATACCTTGCAAACATACTAGAAAACATCCGTTGTTATGGTTTGATCCAGAAACACAGGTTCAAAAAGAAATAAGGTATGCAACTAATCAAAATTCTCCATTTGCAGAGGATCAAAAAGGTGAAGCAACGTTAGGTCATGTTACTTTTAGAGATGGTATATTACAAGTATCAAAAGAAAAAGTAGCTTTACAAAAATTATTAAGTTTATATCACCCTTTAAAAAATAAAATATATTATGAATTTGTTCCTTCAGCAATAGCAGAAGATGAATTAGATAATATTAATTTAGAAATAGACGCGTTAAACGCTGCTAGATCTATAGATATTGATCAAGCAGAAGCTATTATGCGAGTAGAAGTAGGTAGCAAAGTAAGTAAAATGAGCTCTAAAGAAATAAAAAGAGACTTGTTATTATTTGCAAAGAAAAACCCTGCTTTGTTTATTAATTTAGCAAATGATGAAAATGTTATATTAAGAAATATAGCAATTAGAGCTAAAGAAGCTGGTATAATAAAGTTATCTCAAGATCAAAGAACATTTACTTGGGGATCAAATGACAGAAAGTTAATGAATGTTCCATTTGATGAAAACCCATATTCTGCATTTGCAGCTTTCTTAAAAACTGATGAAGGTGTAGAAATTTATAAATCTATAGATAAAAAACTTAATTAACAAGTGATAATAATATATGAGGCGGCTTTCGCTGCCTCTATATTATAAAAAAATATTAAAATGGTAAATGTAAATACAGTATATACTACAGTCTTGTATCTATTAAATAAAGAGCAAAGAGGTTATTTAACACCTACAGAATTTAACAGTATCGGTGCTCAGGTACAAGAAGAAATATTTAATTCATATTTTCCAGATGGTAATCAAACAAACCGTCAAAATCAAAATAACACACAAAACGATACTGAATTCTTCGATATATTTAACAATATTTCCTATAAACTTTATCCTTTTCAACAAGAGGTAACATTTACAAATGCAGGTGGTCCTAGTTTTGAAGGACCAGACAACCTATATTTAATAGGTGAAATAATTTCTACTTATACTGGTCAACCAAGATATGATTCAATAACAGAAATTGTAAGCAAAAAAGATTATAATAAAATAATAAGATCTAAATTAACAGCTCCTTCAAAAAATTATCCAGTAGGTTATTTAGTAGATAATTTAGTTGGAACAGTAAGTCCTTCAGTTATTATTAATCCTTTGCCAAATGCAGTAACAGCTAATTGTTTACTTAAACCAGTTCCTCCAGTTTGGGCTTTTACTATTGGTAGTGTTGGTCAATATGTTTACGATGCTCTTAATTCTGTTAATTTTGAACTTGATACATCAGAGCAAGCAGATCTAATTATAGGTATATTAAAATATGCTGGATTAGTTATAAATGATCCAACAATAATTCAAACAGCGTCGCAAGAAGCAATGCAAGTTGAACAAAACGAAAAAGCATAATGGCACAAATAACAGAAACAAACGCACAATATTATCAAGGCGCGCAAGGCTTTAGATCTAATGGTGGAGCTAATTATCAAACTACATTTGACACAGATTTAGTTTTTTATACATCTGATCCAGCTGATGAAAATTATGCTAGAAATAATTTTAAAGTTTATTCTAGTGCAACAGGTATGCCTGGAACTTACGTAGAAGTAGCAGGTAATCCTGAACCATATTCTGTAGTTAACAATGAAGTAATATTTACTATTCCACCAGCACCTGGTTTATTTATAGTAGTGCAACTTAAAAAATTAGATGGTGGTTTATACGGAGCTAATGAAGCGGAAAAAGCTTATGGTGAAACAGTTGAAGAAAATTATGGTGGTTATCAATATGTAAAGTTAAATGATATAGTAGATAACTTTATGGTTGGTTATGTAGGTGATGGCAAAGTTATACAAACATGTAAAAAATCTGATGTTATATTTTTTGCTAAAAGAAGTTTACAAGAGTTTAGTTATGATACATTAAAAAGTATTAAATCTCAAGAGCTATCAATACCAGAAACATTATCACTAGCTATACCTCAAGATTATGTTAACTATGTTTCATTAGCATGGATAGATCAATTAGGTGTGAGACATCCTATTTATCCTAATAATAATTTAACAACTGATCCATACTATACTCCAATACAAGATAACAAAGGAACGCCAACTCAAGATAATTTTGGTGAAAATTTAGAAGGTACTTCAATAACTGAAAAAAGATGGAAAGACGCTAATGATAGATTATTAAATTCTACTTGGTACGCAAACTTTGAATGGTTTGGTTACGCTAATCCAGATTTATGGAGTTTAAATGGACCATGGAATTGGGGTAGATTATACGGTATTGATCCTAAAAGATCTAATTTCAACGGTTGGTTTGGAATAGATGAAAGACATAATAAATTTACTTTTTCAAGTAATCTAGTAGGTAAGTTAATTGTATTAGAATATATATCTGATGGTTTAGCTTATGACCTAGACACTAAAGTTCCTAAGTTAGCTGAAGAAGCTATGTATAAAAGCATATTATATAATATAGTTTCTGTAAGAGCTAATCAACCAGAAGGCATAGTACAAAGATACAAAAAAGATAGATATGCTGCTTTACGTAATGCAAAAATAAGATTATCTAATATTAAACTAGAAGAATTTACCCAAGTCATGCGTGGTAAATCTAAATGGATTAAACACTAAAATTTAATGGCAAAAGTAGTAAATAACTTCATTAAAGGTAGAATGAATAAAGATCTTGATGATCGATTAATACCTATTGGTGAATATAGAAATGCGTTAAATGCTCAGGTAAGTAAATCTGAAGGAGAAAATGTTGGAGCATTAGAAAATGTACTAGGTAATAATTTAGTAGGTAGTTTTCAATTTGTTACTGCTGTTTCATTAATTGATGCAGGAACTAATTACGTTGCAGATACTTATAATACGTTTTATGATCCGTTAGTAAGAAATGGTGGAAATGGTACAGGTTTAACAGTTAGATATAATCCAGGAACAATTGTACCTGTAAGCGTACAAACAACAGGTTTTGGTTATGAAGTAGGTGATAGATTAGTTTTAGACGGTGGTGATGGAAATGCTATAATAGAAGTTACTGCTTTAACTAATATGAGAAGTATTGGTTTTTATTGTGATGAATTAAACAATAAAATATATGTATTTTTAACTGATAACACTCAGAGCACTACATACGATGAAAATGCTAATAACGTTATCGCTGTTTATGATACTATTAATGACATAGTTTCACTACTAGTTTCTGGTTCTTTTTTAAATTTTTCTCAATTATTTCCTATAACTGGTGTTAATTTATTAGAAAATTTATTATTTTTTACAGATAATTATAATCAACCTCGTAGAATAAATGTTGATACAGCTTTTAGTGATCCTCTTTTTTATAACAATGAAGATTTAATATCTGTAGCTAAATACAATCCTTACGAAACAATCGAGCTATTTAAACTTTCAAGTAATTTAACAGCATCTAGTCCAGCACTCGCTAAATATGAAACCACGATGTACGATGTGGTTAGTAAATTTTATCCTCACGGTGGATCAGGTAACTTATTAGTTGCTGCTAATATAGGTGATACTGTTATAAGATTAGACAGAGAAACAATAATAGGTCAAATAAATTCTGGTGGTGGAGCTGATAATTATGCTCCTGGTTATGGTGCTACTGTTGCTGTTCTTGACAACGTAACTCAACAAATGACACCATTAGTTGATGGCGCTGGTAATCAAATAGTAGTAGACGAAGTTGATTATTATGATGGTACTGTGCCTGGTGGAGCAGGTTGTGATGTAACTTTAAGTGCTGCATTAGTGGGTGGTATTAGTACCGATGAGTTAATAGTGTTTAACTACAATGAATACTATGTTGCTAATTATAATGGTGATTTAGATTTTTTAAAAGAAAAGTTTGTTAGATTTGCTTACAGATTTAAATTTGAAGATGGTGAATATTCTATATTTTCGCCTTTTACTCAAACATGTTTCATACCTCAACAAGATGGATATTTTATATATAGAGTAATAAGAGATAGAATAGGACCAGGAAGTATACCAACTACAACAAATAATGCAGTCCCGCAAGATAAAACAGATGAAGAAGATGCTTACAGAAGTACTGTAGTTGAGTTTATGGAAAATAAAGTTAATAAAATAATTTTAAGAATACCTTTACCATATATTAGTACTGAACTAGCAAATAAACTACAAATTGAATCAGTAGATATTTTATATAAAGAATCAGATGGTTTAAATGTAAATGTAATTGAAACTGTCACAATTGACACTATTGTTAATAGTTCAGCTACAGCAGAGTTTGATGCTTATGGTCTTTCAAATAGTTTATTAGAAGTTACTAATATTACAGGAACAATAAAACCTGGACAAATGGTAAGTGGAGCTGGTATTACTAATGCTCCGGTTGTAGTAGCAGTTGTAGGTTTTACAGTAGAAATATCAGCACCTGTTGCTGGGTTAGTGCCAGGTACGCAGTTAAGTTTTGGTGATCCTAATTATTTTGAATATGAATATCAAGCTAAAAAACCTTATAAAGTTTTACCAGAAAGTGAATTAACTAGAACATATGATAAAGTTCCAGTTAGAGCTTTAAGTCAAGAAGTTATAAGCAATAGAATAGTTTATGGTAATTTTCAAACAAAACATACACCACCTGAAAGATTAGATTACAGTGTTGGCATAAGTGATAAATCATATTTTAGTTTAGGTGTTGGTCAAATAGAAGTAGTGAATGGTCCATACCCTGCAGGAACTACTGTAATAGATGTGGATAGTAGTACAGCTATATTACCTATAACTCAAAATTCTACAGTAACTGGTTCGGGTATAGATACTGATACTTTGCTTGTAGAATATAATACAAGCGCTAATACAATAACATTAGATAAACAAACAGTAGGAGTAGTTAATACTGGAGATATATTAACTTTCGCTAGTCAAACTAGTATTGCTAATACAACTAGTATTGTAGAATATCCTAATTCTTCTTTAAAACAAAATAGAACATATCAAATAGGTGTTACATTATCTGATAAGTTTGGAAGAACTTCTAGTGTAGTTTTAGCTGATAAAGAAGCTTCTGTTTTATTTCAAGGTGAAGAATTTAAAGGATCTAGTGTTTTTAGTACTTACATATCTACATTAGAACCTGCTAATGATTGGCCTGGTAATTCTTTAAAAATGTTATTTAACACCGTAATAGGACCTGAAGCTGCTAATCCAGGAACATTATGGCCTGGCTTATATAATGGAGACACTACAAGCGGTGATTATAATCCATTAGGTTGGTATAGTTTTAAAGTTGTAGTTAAACAAACAGAACAAGAATATTATAATGTATATTTACCAGGTATTATGGCTGGTTATCCAAATGAACCAGATAAAGAGTTAGGTAAAACATCACACTTTGTTTTAATAAATGATAATATTAACAAAGTACCTAGAGATTTAAACGAAGTTGGTCCACTACAAACTCAATTTAGAAGTTCTGTTAGACTGTTTGGTAGAGTAGAAAATAATTGTAATTTTCAAGTTGATAATTGGAATCAACAGTTTTATCCTATTGGTGAAACTCCAATTGTAAGTACGATAGGTACTGAAAGAGATTTATTTGATAATGCTAGAGAAGTAGGTTATATAGGTAGTGCTGAATTTTATAATGTAAGATCAAATCCATTAATTGCAAGATTAAGTACACCTTCACAAGAAATAGGTTGTCCTTCTTCTGTTGTAACATGTGAGGTTGCTGATTTATATGGATCAAATCCTAATCCTACTCCTATTCCAGGTTCAGCTTGTAGTAATGTGGGTGTTGTAGTAGCGCTTGGTAATGATAATTACGCAATAGGTTTAGATCCAACTACTATTACACCAAATCAAGGATTAACTGCTATAGATAATTTACGAGCTGTTATTTTTAGCGGTCAAACAGTTACAGCTAACAATGGAATAGCTCAACCTTGTATTGTTCAAGCTGTTGATGCCGACAGTAGTATTGCTACTTGTCCCGGTGCAGTTCCACCAATACAATATTATGTAACAGTCTATCATCCAAATGGAAGACCTGCTTTAGACACAAGTCCTACACCTAGCTTGTTGCAGTTTTCTCCAACACCAAAATATAGAGGTAACAACCCACCATCTGCTACTGCTTCATTTGCTAATGAAATATTTGCAATGCCTCAATTAGCTGTTATGGAAACAGAACCCGTAGAAAGTTTATTAGATATATTCTGGGAAACTTCTACAACTGGTTTAATTGAAGATTTAAATACAGCTATATTAAACGATACAGCTGGAAACGTAACAATAGATGGTTTTGTTACTACACCTTTTACAGAAGCAATTGGTAATGATAGCTTTATAAGTACTAATTTCCAGTTAGTTGATACATTAGGTAATCCAATAACTTATGTAGCAACAAATCCACCTTTATTAGAATTAGTAAGTGTTATTGATGGAAATGGTGATGATAAAAGTAATAAGTTTCAAACAGGTGTTTTGACACCTGTGTCTGGAACTACATTTTTCAATGTAAAAACAGCACCAGCAGGAGTTGATCCTGAAGCTGGTCAATTTGCTTTTGTAGGAAATGATCCGGCTCCAAGAACTTTTGCTTTTACATTTAACATTAATTATGCGGGTTCTGGACAAGCTCCTGTGGCTCTGCAAATAACTAAAAACGGAGTAGTATTAGGAAATGAACCACCTTTAGCTGCTAGACCTTTTCCATCAGGTACAATTGCTAGTCCAGATCTATGGATACCTGGATATAGTGATAATAATTTTGTTATTTTAGGAGCTGTTAATGGTTCAGCAAAGTTAAGTGAACAAGCAGATGGTATGAGTTGGGAGCTTAATGTATTAGATAGTTCTAATAACAATTATGGTCCTACAGGTTTTGAAATTACAGGTTCAGGTGTTGGTACTGGTAGTAATTTATTTACTATTAATACTGGTACAGTTGGTACTATTAGTGAATGCAGTATTAGTTTTACTGCAAATGATTTAGTTCCTCTTTTAGATGCTAATGGAGCTGTAGTATTAACCTTTATTGCTAGAGCTACTGATGATGGCGGTGAATTTATACAAGACCAATTTGTATATAAGTTTGATTTTAATGCTTGTAGAACATGGACTATAACGTATCCTACAGGTCCTGCTACTACTTATGAAGTACTTACATATGAATGTGCTGGGGCTTATAATGTTTGTGGTCCACAAATAAGAAATTTAACTTCACCAGGAGGTCTTAGTAGTCAAGAAAATTTCTGTAGTAAAGCAAATTGTCAACCTCCAACGTTTACGGCAACTGGAAATCCAGGTGGTGGGGCTTCAATAAGTCCAGCTGATAATAGTACTAATCCATGCCTACCTATTCCATAATGATAGTTAAAAATGAAAAAAATTAAGTAATAATAATAATATGGGAGCTGTAATTGAAGTAAAATATTTTAATACCTTTATACTGAAGAAGTTATGTTCTGTTAATGCTATGCCTGATGTAGATCCTACTAATATAGGTGTAGATCCGTCTATATGGGGTGGGTCTTATGGTATTCCAGTTGAAAAACAAGGGTTTGGTAATTTTAAAGGAAAAGCATCAGCAGGTTTAGCTCCTCCTACTGACCCTGTGTTTGGTTATTCACAACCAATTAATCCTCCACCTAATGCTTCGGTAGCTAATTGGTCTATAGAAGAATCAAGAATAAGAGGTGGTTTTAACAACACATCTGTTTCATTTGGTGCTAAAGCATATTTAGTAGAAGAAGAGCCACAAGGAACTATTAGAGGTAATGCTATGATTTATTCAGGTATATTTAATTCTAGAACTGGAGTTAATAATACTAATGTATTTTCTGTATCTGATGATATAATTAAAGCAGTAGATCCCGCTAATGGTTCTATACAAAAACTTTATGCTGAAGATACTAATTTAACAATATTTCAAGAGTTAAAACTAAGTAGAGCTTTAATAGATAAAGATGCTATTTATTCTGCTGAAGGCGGTGGAACAGTAACAAGTGCTAATTTAGTTATTGGTGCTATACAGCCTATTTATGGTGAATATGGAATAAGTAGAGATCCTCAAAGTTTTGCAGTATATGGAGCTAATAAATATTTTACAGATAAAAACAACAATGTTGTTTTAAAATTAGCAGGAGCTCAATTACAAGAAATATCTAAAGCTAATATGGTTGATTACTTTAGAGATAGATTTAATAAAGAAATAGATAGAGGTGGTGTTCCTGGAACTATTATTGGAGGTTGGGATATTTACAATAAACAATATGTTTTATCTACACAAGTAAACAATGTTCAATATCCTTCTTTTAATGAAAATTATGAAACTATAACATGGGACGAATCTATACAAGGTTGGACGAGCTTTTTCTCTTACAAACCAGATCACATGATGAGTATACAAAATAATTTTTATAGTATTAAAGATGGTGATATATATAAACATTATAGAGACAATGTACCAAGAAATACATTTTATGGAACAAGTTATGATTCACGAATAACTTTTGTATTTAATCCAGAAGTAGGAGCATCTAAAAACTTTTTAACTGTAGATTATGAAGGTAGTAATGGTTGGCAAATATCGGAGTTTGCTAGTGATTTTACTGGCGCTGATGTAGTAAATGTCTCATCAAGTTGGAGAAGCTATAGAGACACTACTACTCAAGTATATAGTTATACAGAAGGTAAATATGATTCCCAAGTTCCACCTCAAAGCTATCCTAATGCAACTGTACCTCCGTTTTTCTGGGCTGGATTTAATAGAAAAGAAAACAAATACACAGCTAATCTAATAAATAATAGTGAAACAGGTGAAGGAGAAGTGTTGTTTGGAGCAAATATGAGTGGAATCAAAGGATATTTAGCCACAGTAACAATATCAACAGATGAAGTTACGGAACCGGGTGGTGAAAAAGAATTATTTAGCGTAGGAAGTAGATACGTTAGAAACAATGGATATTAATAATAAAAATTTAAAATTATGCCAATAGGAGCTATAATTGGAGGCGGTTTGCAAATGGCAGCAGGTATTTTTGGTAATAGAGCTGCTAAGCGTGAAGCTGCTAGAAGAAACGCAGAAGCAAGAAAGCTTCAAGACAAGTTGAATCGTTTAGAAATGAATAGACAAGAAATTATAAACCCTTATGAAAACGTAGAAAATCTAAGTGGTATGTTGTCTAATCCTTTTGCAGATTTAAGCGTTGCTACTGGAGCTGCAGAAATGCAAGCTGAGCAAAGTGATCAAGCATTGGCTAATACTTTAGATACAATTAGAGAAACTGGTGGTGGAGCTGGTAGCGCAACTGCTTTAGCACAAGCTGCTTTACAAGCTAAGAAAGGTGTGGCTGCAAATATTGAATCACAAGAAGCTGCTAATGAAAGACAAAGAGCCGCAGGAGAACAGACGTTGCAAGAGCAAAGACTAGCAGAAGAAAAACGTCTACAACAAGCTGATGTTTCTGGAAAACAATTTGTATTTGCTGAAACAGAAAAAAGAGAAATGCAACAATTAGATAGATTAACAAATCAAATAGCTGCTTTACGAGGCGCTAGTGCTTCTGCTCAGAAAGATGCACAAGCAGCTACAGGTGGAATAATGGATGGACTCGGTAGTTTAGTAGGTGGTTTATTCGGTTAAATAAAATAACATGGAAGATAAGAATATAAAAATTAATCTGTTTATCAAAAATCTAAACAAGAGTAATGCTTTAGCTTATAACAAAAATTATGTAGCTAGTCATGCTGATTATAATTTTAAGATATTAGATAACGCATATGAGGGTACTGGTGAGTTATATGCTAAATTAAAAACAGATATACAGAATAATACATGTGAAGATCCTACTTGTTTTACAGAAAATCAACAATTAAAAATGTTGATGGAAGCACCACAAAAATCAATTGATTTTTTATCATCTGTTGGCGCTCAATTAATGGCTACAGATGATACGTATTATGATGTTAATCAGGATTATAGATATGCTGTTTCAAACGCTATGCTAACAGGTAAACCTTTATTTGCAAAATCTGATGGTTATAATATTTCTTTACAATTAAACAGTAATGGTAGTCAAGAAATAATTTTTTCTGGTCCTATGTTGCAAGAGCCTTTAGCTATAAATAGTACAGTATTAGAAACTTTACAAGAATCAGGTACAGATATAGTCGCTACTACACCAGATATAAACGGTGACATGCTTAGATTATTAAGTGAAGTTGGTGTTTTAGGAGGAGGTTCTACTAATCCTGAAACAGGTGAGCTAACACCTCAAGCAAAAATAGCAGAAGAATTTGTACTTAAAAATCCTGATGGTTCTTATGATTATCAAATTATAGATATTGGAAATGGAAAAGGTAGAAATATACTTAAGTACGATTTAGATAAAATAGAAAGAAAAGTAACTCCATTTATAAATGCAGAAGTAGCTGGTTTATTAAGTTCAGAACAATCTGTAGTAGCTGCGTGGAACGTATTTATAGGAGCACAAACTAGTGTAGAAGAAGATGATCAAATGGCTCAAAATGCTAATGCTGGTTTTGTAGCTTGGAATTATGAAGAAGATTTACCATTACAGCAAGACAAAAAAGATTTATTCATGGTTAAATATAAGGAATATTTCATGAACAATTATTTAAAACAATTTACTAGAAATCAAATACCATCGGTACAAGCTGATGCAGCTGTTTTCGATCTTGAAGAAGGTAGAAAAGCTAAAGCGCAAAAGTTTATAGACGATAATAAATTAGCATAACATGGCAGAGGCTTTATTAGATTATATAAGTTCTCTACAAGATCAAGGAATAGACGGGACATCAAAGCCATCTATATTTGAATTGGTTGAAAAGTGGAAGACAAACAATCCTGATTGGAATAAAAGCAATGAACAACCAGAAGAAGTTGAAGAAGTTGTAGAAGATGAGGTGAATGATGAAGAAAACATTAGTGTTGAAACTGAACAAGCAGAAACAACAGATGAAGCTAGCGACGCTGTTGATAATGAAGAAGGCGAAATAAGCGTTGGTTCACCTGGTTTATTTTCAGGTTTTAATTATGATAATTTAAGCTTGAGTAATATACAAGAAAAAATACTACCTCAACAACAACAAGCAGAATATGATGCTGCTATGGAAAAATTAAGTAAAGTAGCTGATCCATCTGAGGTTATATCTGAAAGAGGTTATGATTATAAATATGAAATTAATAATGAAGGTAAGATAGTTTATTATACTAAACAAAATGGCGCTGAAGATTTTATACCTGTAAAACATGGTGACAAAGGATATGAAGAAATATCTGGTAGAGTTTTTAAACATTTTGATTTTCCAACTGATCAATATAATACAGCTAATAGATTATTAGAAGCTTCTAGTAAAAGTACAAATGCTTATTTTAAAGCTTTAGATGATAATGTTAAAGCTATAGACGGAATAGAAACAGAAATACCCGAAGAGTTTGTAGAAATAGCCCAACAACTTGACGAAGCGGTATCACCTACTGAATTGCAAAAAACCACTAATCTTGCTGACGCTGCATCATTTGTTGCTAAGGGACCTAAAATTAAAGAAACAAAACAGGCTGGTCCTAGGCCAAACAGTAAATACACGGTAGAAGTAGAAAATCCTGGTTGGAAAGAATTACAAACACAAGCTATAAATCAATACGCTAAAGAAAATGATTTAGAACCTGAACAGGTTGATATGAGTGATAAAGACACTCTTGAAAAGGTTAATAAAATAATGACCGCTAATAAATATAGTGAGTTAATAGACGAGCAAGAACAAAGAAACTTAACTAATTTTATTGAAGACCAAGGTAGTGATTTTAGTTGGAACAAATTAGGAATGTGGCTTACTACTGAAATGGGATTAGGTGCTGCAGTTGGAATGGGTGGTGTTAATCTTGATTCTGATTTTGTATGGTCTAAAACAGAAGTTCAAAAAAAAGCCGCTGAATATCAGAAGTGGAAAAAAACTAATTTAGGAGACAAAACTAAAAACTTAACTCTTTTTATTAATCAAGCAGCTGCTGTTGATGATATATTAAAAGAAACTTTTGGTAAAATACAAAATGGCCAATATACTACAACTTCTCAATTAGCTGCAGCTAATAAAGAACTTGAAAACATTCACAAGTTAAGGACTAAAACACTTGATTTAGTACGTGAAAAATACAACGAATTAAATATAAATTTAAAAGATAATAAAGAAGTAGAAGCTAATTTAAATAAGCTTGAAAGAAACTACAGTCTTGTACCTATAATAACTAATAATTTTGAAAATTCACTTATTGAAATGGGTCAGGGTATAGAAGAAATAGTTTTTAGAGCTGTAAATCTACCAAATGAATTAGGTCCTGATGCAGCGCAAGCTTATTCTATAATGAACCCTGTTTGGGGAGTGGTTAATGCAACGGGTTTAATTGGTAACTGGAGTAATTATAGAGACAAAGAAAACGAAGCAATTGATAAGTATCAAGAGTCTATAATGGGTAATATTGCAGAAGCTGGTAGCTTTGATGATCTTGAAACTTTTGGTGATTATGGTAGATACATTGCCGCAATGAGTGGATCTGTTTTACCTCAAGCAGCTGTAATGATAGGTACAGGTGGATATGGTTTAGGTGCTGTTGTATTAAGTGCTGGTGGTAGTAAATTTAAACAGTATGAAGAAGAAATGCAGGCGAGTAAAGACGCTTTTGCTGCGTGGGAAAAAAGAAAACCTAGAAAAAGAGCTGCTCAAAGTGATGAAGATTATAAAGCAAGTTTAAGTGATTGGCAAAGTCAAAGACCACAGGTAATAGATTATAGCACAATGCAAATGTGGGGTGGAGCTCTTACAAATATGGCTATTGAAGGAACTGCTGGTTATTTTATTAGTTTACCATTAGCTAGAGGTAAATCACTAGTAGGACCATTAATTAATAGAACTAGAGCTCTTAATAATCCTGCTTTAAAAAATGGTTTTAGTAGATATTTTACAAACATAGTTAAACCAACAGCTATATACGCGGGTGATGTTTTAGCAGAAGGTGGTGAAGAAGTTATTGTTGGCGTTGGTGATAAAATTTATGATAGATTTGCTTTAGGTAAATCAGTAAACATATTTGAAGGTTGGAAAGATAACTTAGCTGGTGGTATAATAGGTGGTAACTTTTTTAAAGCACCAGGTTTATTTAAACCTTATTTAGGAGCGGTTCAAACACCTGGAGATGTAATAGATATAAAAGGTAAACAAGATCAAATTAAAAGTCTTATAAATAGCCAGATTCAAAATCCTAAAATGTCTATTAATACTAAAAACATTATAGACAACAAAATAGCTGATTTAACATTAGACATAAACAATAATGTAGTAAGTTCTCTTAATAGATATACTAACATGTCTACAGAAGATATATCTAAGTTAGGAAATATCGAACAAAAAATGTTTGATGTTGACAGCCAAATTGAACAAATAGAAAGTGATCCTGGAATTGAAGTTGATAAAAACAAACTTCTTGATGATTTAAAAAATGAAAGAAATAATTTAACTGGTCAAAAAAATGAACTGTTAGAACCATATGTTACTACCGATGCTGAAGGTAGAGTAACTGGCGGTAACTTATTAATAGCTCCAATAAGAAAAGGAGCTGAAGCAGTTGCAGAACAATTAGGTGATACTGATATTGTAAGATTTGATACTACACAAGATTTTATTGGTGGCATAGAAACTTTAAGATCTGAAGGTGTAGAGGTTGAATTAGCTCAAGATGCTCAAGGAAATACTTTACCAGCTGCAGAACAAAGTTATGGTATAATAGCGACATTACCTGATGGCACAAAACAAGTTATAATTAATAACGCTTCACAAGAAGCAGATGGAGTTATACCTGCTGATAAGCACGAAGTATTACATGCTTTTGCAGCTAAAATGGATCCTGAGGTAAAATCTAAAATGGGTGAAGATTTATATAATCTTATTGTTAATGATACAGGTGATATTACTAGTAGAGTTGAAATTGATCCTAGAACTAAAGCTTCATTAGATACTTATAGAAAAGACTTTTTAGACGGTAAGATAAGTGAACCACAGTTTTATGAAGAAGTTATGGCTGTAGTTAGTGATGGTTTAACTCAAGGTACTGTAAAAGTTAAAGAAACAGGACCAATAATGAATCTTGTAAATAAGTTTTTAGAAACTATAGGATTTAAACAAAACTTTAATGATGGTAAGCAAGTTCTAGATTTCTTAAAAGATTTTAATAAAGATGTATTAGGCGGTCAAGGTCTATCACAGCAGACATTAGATAGAGCTGGAGTAAATTTAGATCAAGAAGTAGATATGGGTCTTGAAACAGAAGTTGATTTAGGTGTTGTACAAAGTAAAAAACTACCTGAAGCTACTGAAGCTTACATGGATGTACCTAATAATACACTGCAGCAAGGATTAAACAGCGCTATACAAAATAATACAGATCAACAGTTTCCAATAGCACAAGCGCTTGTAGAAAAAAACTGGCCATTAATAAGTAAATCATTAAATATTAATAATCAGGCAGAAATGGATGCTGCTAAAGAAGTTGTTATTGATCAAATATTAGGACAATTTGAAGGATCTGGTCAGGGTAAATATGGTCCTAGAAACACTAGTGCATTAGCTGGTTTTTCGTTAGAAG